TATAACGCTATCGTTCAGCTACAGGAAGACCGTGAACCTATAGAGCTACAGACCAAGTTGAAGCTATACACCAACATGATCATAACGAATGTTAGTGTGCAGCAAGACAAAAACACTTCTCGTATTGTTAGGATGTCAATAGACGTACAGCAGGTTATTATAACTCAGTCTGAGGTAGTACAGTTAACAGAGGAACAATTGCAAGCCGGTTCTGCTACAGAGCAAGCTTCTCCGGCGGAAAAGTCTGGTAGAAAGGAAGCCGTAGAACCTTCAGCAGCCACGAACAAATCATTTACAAAAATTCTATATGACTGGATAGTAGGACCATGATTGAAATACCACTGACATCCAAACCCGAGCAGTTATTTAGTATCGTTATTAAAGCTACTAAGTACGACATGAGAGTTATACTTAATAGCCGGACAGGTAACTGGTCGCTTGACTTGGCTGTCGGAGGTGTTGACTTGGTGAACGGTATAGCACTGCTACCGGGCGCTGATATATTTGGTCAGTACAACTTAGATATCGGTATAGGGTATATAGTAAACCTGGAAAACCCTGGACAAGATCCTAGTAGAGATCAGCTTGGTAAACTCTCCCGTTTGTTTATACTAACTGAAGAGGAGCTACAAGATGGCTCGCCAGTATAAACGGCTATACGAGTTGACGGTTATACCTCCAGGTGGAGAAGCTCGTATTATACGGGGTTTGCGGTTGAACTTTGAAATAACAAAGAGTATATTGTCTTTCCCTAACATAGCCCGGTTAACCCTGTACAATCCTAATCAAGATACCTTGTCGGCTTTACAGGAGCGCTATACCAAGATAGTTTTAAACGCCGGGTACGAAGGTGATATGCGGTTGCTGTTTAAAGGTGATGTCCGTAACGTATTCCAAAACAAAGCAGGCAGGGACAGACTCCTAACGATATACTCTGGCGATGGTGAAAAGTCCTGGCAAAATGCAACCTTCAACAAAACATTAAGTGAAAACCTCAGTGTTAAATCAGCCATAGGGGAAGTCCTTAAAAGCTTCTCAGACATTAATATTGGTACGCTGCAAGGGTTGCCGCAGGTAGACGACAAAATACGTGGTCAGGTACTCTCAGGTTCCGCCAAGGATATAATGGATAACTTTGCTGAGGAGTATGGGTTTACTTGGAGCATACAAGACGGTGAGATTGTTATAACGCCAGATACCGAACCGTTAGAAGGTGACGAGGCGGTAGTGATTACAGCCGCTACAGGTATGATAGGTTCGCCCACGGTTACAGAAAGAGGTATAGATGTTACCACATTGCTGAATCCTAGACTACTTCCTAACCGGGCTTTTCTTATTCAATCAATTAACGCTGAAGTATCTGTCGGTAATTTGTTTTTCCAAAGAAAGAAACGAACAACTGGGGAAGGGCTTTATAAAATACAAGAGGTTATTTTTAGGGGTGATTCAAGAGACGGTGACTGGCTTTCCTCAGTTAAAGGGGTAATCATAAAATGAGTATTGGAAAATCAGCGATAGCGACTTTAGCAGCTAATATAAAACAGGGTATAGCTAACCGGCTGAAAGACCTTCATACTTCCATGCCCGGTATTATAGAAAGCTTTGACCCAGTTACCCAAACCGCCAGCATACAACCGACCATTAAACGGGTGTTTATAACGCGGGAGGGTATCACTGAGACGCTAACTCCTTCTAATTTACCGCTGCTTATAAATGTCCCGATACAGTTTCCAAGGGGCGGAGGGTTCTCGCTTACCTTCCCTGTTACCAAAGGTGATGAATGCCTTATTATGTTTGCAGAACGTGCGATAGATACTTGGCATAAGTTCGGCGGTATACGTGAACCGAACGCTAAACGGTTCCATAGTCTTTCCGACGCTACCGCTATAGTAGGGTTATCTTCTTTACCAAATAAAATTCCTTCTTACAGTGGTACGGCGACACAAGTTAAAAAGGATGACGGCTCAGCGGTTATATCTTTAAACAATGATTCCAGTATAGATATAACATCTGACTCAGATGTGACGGTGGATTGTGTTAACCTAGTTGCGACCGCCAGCGGTACAGCAGAGATTACAGCGACCTCAAGTTGTACCATAACAGCACCCACTATAACCCTAGCGGGTAACGTAATAATCGGCGGTACGCTGGCTCAGGGCGCTGGAGGAGCAGCTACTATGTCAGGTGGCATGGACATTACCGGGCCGGTTACTAATAACGGGGTAGACATCAGCAGTACCCACACTCATCCGCAAGCCAATGACTCAGACGGTGATACTCAACAGAATACAGGAAGCCCGGTATGATAGGTAGAGCGTTAGATTCTAGCAACGACTTAATAATACAAGCCGGTAAGCTAAAAACCGTAGACGATGCCGCTGAAGTTGTACAGCATGTTCGCAGCCGGTTACTGTTTTATCTTGGAGAGTGGTTCCTGGACATAGATGCGGGCGTACCTTACTTCCAGGAGGTATTTACAAAACCGGCAAATTTAGCCAATATAGAGTCCATATTCAAGAGTAAAATTTTAAGGACTCCAGGTGTGAAAAGGTTAACCGACTTCTCTATGATTTATGAAGGTGGTTCATCAAGAACATTGTCTATATCGTTTTCTGCTGAAACTACTTTTGGATTCATAGATAAAGATAAGGTGACTATAAATGTCTGATTATGGGGTATCGAGCACAGGGTTTAAAAGGAAACGCCTTAACCTTTTATTGGAAGAACTAAACTCGGAAGTAAAGGCTATCTTCGGAGACAACTTTAATGTTTCACCTGAGTCTCCTGATGGACAGGTTAACGGGGTAGTTTCTGAGTCCAATGCTAACCTATGGGAAATAGCTGAGGAATCTTACAACGCCTTTAACCCTAAAGCAGCTTCCGGGGTTACGCTCAGTAACTTGGTACAGCTTAACGGTATAACCCGTTTTCCTGCTAGTGCTAGTCGCGTTGAGCTTACGATATTAGGTGATTCAGGGACTAGCATTATAGCTGGTAGCCTTATAGGAGATGTTGAAGAGACTATTATTTTCTCTACAGATGAGACAGTATTGATACCTTCGGGCGGATCGGTTATAGCACAGGCTACTGCAACCGTAACAGGACCAAGACCGGCTTTAGCTAATACCATAACTGAGATTATAACCCCTGTTACCGGTTGGGATAGCGTTACCAACGACGCCGACGCTGTACTAGGAACCGACTTAGAGACAGACAGTGACTTAAGAGCCAGACGTGAACGTTCCATAGCTAGGGACGCACAAGCCATTATAGACGCTATATTTGCTGAGATAAAAGCGGTCGTAGGTGTTACTCAATTATCGGTATTGGAAAACGACACTAATAGTGGTCCAGATGCTAACGGGCTACCGGCTCACTCTATAAATGCTATTGTATTAGGTGGTCAAGATCAAGACATAGCCAAGGCGATTTTTCTAAAGAAAACATTAGGCGCGACTTCGTTTGGTAATACATCAGCGGTTATAACTGATGATCAAAGCATAGAACATACGGTATCTTTCTCAAGACCTACTGAGATAGATATATACGTTATTGTAAACTTAACTACTTTTGTAAACTTTCCGGTCGACGGTAAAGACCTAATAAAACAAGCTATCATAGATTACTCAGAAGGCAATTTGATAGAGGGTAGAGGGTTCTCACTAGGAGACAACGTGATAAACTCCCAACTGTATAGCCCTGTCAACACCATACAAGGACATACAGTAGACAGCGTATTTATTGGTACTTCTGCTGGACCTACCTCATCAGCAGACATAATAATTGCTATAAACGAGATATCAGTATTTTTAGAAGCTAATATAACGGTGAATATATGAGCTATGAGAAGATAGATCATATTAAATTAGCGGAGAGTAGACTAGCTACTCAGTATAAAGAATCTGTCAATTTAATAGCTTATATCAAAAAATTACTATACGAGTCCGATACACTCGAACAAGTATTCGCGGACATAATATCCAAGCGATATCTTGAAAACGCTATAGGGGTACAGCAAGATATAATAGGCGCTCTAGTTGGTCAACCTAGAATACTCGTAAACGCTTCTATACTGGCTTACTTTGGTTTTGAAGGGGATGCGAATTCTCAGCCTTTCGGTGACTTAAATGACAATACCATAGGTGGTAGATTTAGATCAGTAGACGAGCTGACTACAGGTAACAGGTCTTTAACAGACAACGAGTATAGGCTTTATATAAAAGCAAGAATAATAAAGAACTCTATATCACCTACTTCTCAATCTTTATCTGATTTTATTAGGTTTTTATTTGATGTAGATCAAGTTATTATAGTAGACGGTAAGATGAACTATAGCGTACAGATAGGTCGCTTATTAGATCCAAACGAAAAAGCCTTTTTAGCGAATACTGATTTAGTTCCAAAGGTTGCAGCGGTAGGCCTTACGTATATCGAATACGATGGTGATGATAGTTTTACTTTTACAGGGGTTCCCATAGGAAAAGGTTTTGGGGATATTAATAATGTAGAAACTGGCGGGAAGTTTTCTTCCTTGATAAATTAAGGGGCGTACAATGGCGATAACTAAACCGAATCTAACCAGAATATGGGCGGCTGATGCTGCTGGCTCAGATGTGGTAGACCCTGATGTGCAAACTCCGGGTAAATTTTCACTTGGATGGGGAGCTGAAAAACCACCTTATCAGTTCTTTAACTTTATGCAAAAACTATTCACTCAAGGACTAGGTTACTTTGATGAACAGGGTATAGGTTTCTGGAATACAGATACCGATTACCAAGACTTTTCAATAACAAAAGGTTCTAACGGAAGTCTATATTTTTTGAAAGCTTCTGGAGATGGAACTGTAGACCCTGATAGTGACGGCGGAACTAACTGGACTCCGCTACCAACCAGAGAAGAAGTAGACGCCAAAGCCGACCAAGCCACAACCTACACCGAGACGGAAGTTGACGGGCTGCTGGACGGGCTGCTTGACGACAAGTCCACCCTGCAAGATGCTAATATCACCGTAACTGTCGGCGCCGGCGGAGACTATCCGACAATCAACGCGGCTCTTGAGTATCTGAGCAAGCTACAGCCGGTCTATGACTTTGCAGGTATCACAGCAACAATCAATCTGCTAACCGGATTCACAATGGCAGAGCAGGTGCTTGTTCGAGGGTTGGACCTAGGCTGGATAACTATAACGGGTGCGGATGCTGAAACCACAATTACCAAC